AAATTATATGAAAAAGGGGTTAATGAACCAAAAATTAATATTAAAGTAAATTGGCTAGAATTAAGTAAAACCGAGGAATACAAGCAATATTCAAATTTGGAAAGAGTAGAGCTAGGCGACACAATACACGCTGAAATATTTGGTTTAAATTATACTACACGTGTAATTAAAACAAAGTATAATCCATTAACAGATAGAATAGATCAATTTGAAATTGGTACTTTTCAACCTAGTTATGCAACACAAATGAATACCTATCAATTTGATTTAGAAAGAATAAATCCAGCATCAATTCTTGCTGATGCACAAAACAATGCCACAAATTTGATAACGCAAGCAATGGGTGGTTATGTATACAAAACAAATGAGGAATTATACATAATGGATAATCCAGATCCTAGTCAAGCAGTTAGAGTATGGCGATGGAATATAAACGGATTAGGATATTCAAGTACAGGAATTAATGGAACTTATGGGCTTGCAATGACAATGGATGGTCAAATAGTTGCTGATTTTATAAAAACAGGAACTTTGCAAACAAGCGTAATTCAAGGTTATGATTCATTAGTAACAGAAGTATCTAATAACACAGGTCAAATATCAGTATTAACTCAAAGCGTTGGCGAGATTAATAGTAAGATCCAAGATATTGCTGATATAACAACAAGTGGCGAAAGCACATATGCCATTATTAATTTAGATAACATAAATGAATCACAACCAATAATGATTAAAGTGCATCCAACATTAACAAACATATCTTATTTATATCCAAGAGCTAATTTATATCCTAGCGAAACATTATATATGCCTGTAAGAACAATAAGATTTACAAATACAAGCACAAATGAAATATTTGATTATGAAATATTTGATGATTTGCTTTTCTATGATGAAAATACATATGATGAGTTTTATTTTGATTATGACAGCGAAACAGTGCAAATAACTAAAAATTGCGAATATGCTGCTGATGGTTCAGTTGTAGTTAAATCAAGCCCAATAATAGAAACAAGACCATTTCCTACGCCAGAGGAATTTTATTTATCAACAGGAAATTATGAAATAAGACTATTAGGATATAACTATGGATATATTATGGTAAGAGCAATGGCAAGTAATATTTATACAAGCCAATTTGCAACGCGAAGCGAATTAAGCCAAACTGCCAACAATATAAGAACAGAAGTATCAGGAGAATATGCAACAAAGAATGAATTGCAGACAGTTAGCTCAAGCATAACACAAACTGCAAATAGTATTAGAAGTGAAGTGTCACAAACATACGAAACAAAACAAAATGCCGAGGAAAACTATCAATCATTAAGCTCATCAATAACGCAAACAGCAAGTGAAATAAGCAGCGTAGTATCACAAAAAGTTGGAAAAGAAGAAGTTATATCAAGCATTAATCAAAGTGCAGAACAAATAACGATAAGTGCTAACAAAGTAAATATAAGTGGAATGATTACTGCTATTAATAATGATACAAGTACAACAATTAATGGTGGAAAAATAGCAACGGGTACATTAAGTGCAAGTAAAATTACAACGGGTACATTAAACGGAAGCAATGTATCAATTACAAATATAAATGCTTCAAATATTAGAAGTGGAACATTAAGTGCAGATAGAATAAGTGGTGGAACGATAAACGCAAATAATATTAATGTAACAAATCTTTCTGCAACCAATATTAATAGAGGAAGTTTAGGTAGCATTCCTATTTCAAATTGTAATTATAAATTTGTAAAAGGAAGTCAAGAACTTGTTATATCATCATCTTATTCATATGGAATTTTTACAATGTGGAGTGGAGGTTATATACGTTGTGCAATTGATGTGGGTACATTTTATGCATATAGCTCAAATGGTACATTAGGTGCATATTTCAATAATACAGGTGCACACACATCATCCGATATACGATATAAAAAACATATCAAAAATATCGAGCAAGAAAAATCAATTAATATAATAAAAGACTTAACACCGATTGAATATGATTATGATACTAATGAAAAACATCGTGGCTTATCAGCACAAGAGGTTGAAAAAGTATTAAAAGAAAATGGATATAAAGATCAAGTATATAACATTGAAAAAGATGGGAAATATACGTTAAATTACATTGAATTAATACCTGATCTAATAAACTGTATAAAATATCAGCAAGAAGAAATAGAAAAGCTAAAAAAAGAAATGGAAGTGATTAAAAATGCAAAAAATTAATTTTCAAGATTTGCCAAGTACAACAACTCCTGTAAGAGCATCAAATCTTAATTTATTACAAAATAATGTTGAAGATGTCTTTGATGGGGATGAACCAATGGGAAACATAATTGTTGATAGTATAAGAAGCAAAAATATTTTGCCGAATGTAAATTTGGGCGATATTTCACATTTTTCCGTTGGTCAGATTCCAACATTTACTGATTCATTAAGTAGAGTAACTTCATTTCCAATATTTATAGAAATGATACCTAACAAAACATATTCTGTAAGCATAAATAGTGGATATGAATTTGCGTTAATATATTGTAACAATAACAAAGAAACCATAGATAGCACAGCATATTTAACTTCAAGTGTTATAACAACAGGGAGCAACATTAAATATTTATGTATAAAAATTAGAAAAGAAGACAATACAAATTTTACTGATTCTGATTTGCAAAATTTAGAATGTCAAATAGAAGAGGGAAGTACTGCAACAAGTTATGCACCATATCAAGAAACAAAAAATTATGATCTTTATTTAAAAAACGAAATAATAATTGGAACATGGATAAACGGAAAACCAATATATAGAAAAGTAATTACATTTAATCCAAGAACTGACGCATTAGAAACAAGTTATGCACATGGAATATCAAATATAGATGAAATATTGCCTACATCAAGTTGTATACTTTACAGAACAAGTGGAAACTTTGTGCCATTAAGCATGGTATACCCTGATAGTTCAACAAATATATTGGCATGGAGTTGTGGTTGGCAAGCAACAAAATCAAGTGTTGTGTCATGGATAGGATCAACTATGAGGCAGCAAATGGATACATCGCGTGGATATGGTGCAATAGCAATACTAGAGTACACAAAAACTACTGATTAAAAGGAGATAAATATGGAAAAAGTGAAAAAAATATCAAAATATGTTGTTAATGGATTAAATATGATAAATGCTTTAATTTTGATATTAAGCCCAATATGGGGATGGCAATTGGATGCCATTTCCAAAACGATCATTGGTGTAGCTGGAATTATTTCAACATATTTAGTAGCTGGAAAATTATTTGAAGTAGATGAATAAATAGAAAGGATGTGATATGATATGGAAAATATAACTGCAAAAATAGAGAAAAAAACAAGAAAAGTTTATTTATCAAAAAGCGTAATAGGAAATGATGGAGAAAACCTACAAGAAAAGTTGGTTTTTTCTTTTATTGATGAATTTGTAAATGGAACGGCAAGGCTAGAGTTAAATAGAAATAATACAAAATCATATATAATGTTAACTAAAGTAAATGATACGTATGAATTGCCTATTAAATCAGTTATTACAAAAGTAGGAAAATTGGATTTACAATTAGTAATAACAGAAGGAACAAATGAAAATGAAATACCTATATTTAAAAGCAATGAATTTTTTGTAATAGTTAATCCAAGTATTAATGCAGAAATAGAACAACCAGATGAATATCCTCAATGGATAGATGCAGCAAATACAAAATTAAATGAAATAGATGAAGCATTAGATGATTTACAAGATAAAGTTGATAGTGGTTATTTTAAAGGTGACAAAGGCGATAAAGGTGATACAGGAGCAACAGGAGCACAAGGCGAACGTGGTGAAAAGGGTGATAAAGGCGATCAAGGTATTCAAGGTATACAAGGTGAAAGAGGATTACAAGGTGAACAAGGAATACCAGGGCGAGATGGAACAAATGGAACAAACGGACGTGATGGATACGTACAATACACAGCAGGCGATAATATAACGATAGAGAATGATGTCATTAGTGCAGATGTGCCACAAGTAGATTTAAGCGATTACGCTAAATTTAAGCCATATACGTCATTAACAAGTACTTCAGCCCCATTTATATTCAAAGGCAAAGAAACGGGCATATACACGTTCTATGATAGCTATAATCAAAACTTTTATTATAAAGGCGAGGAAACAAGTACAAGAAAGCAAGAATATATGAAGCCTGTGTATATAAATATTTATAAGACGTATGATGACGCACAAGATACAGAAAGATTTGCGACATTTTTAGGCATAACAGATACCGATATCATAGTTGGAAATTTTACAGCACAAAAAGTTGAAGGTCAAACACCAAACGTAGCAATTCACATAAGCTATAGTGGCAATATTTTATCACAAAGCTCACAATCAATTTATGGTGCAAAAACATTCTTTACAATACCAAAACAATCAAGTACAACAGCTCCAACACAAGACGATCAATTTACGAATAAAAAATATGTCGATGATTTAGTAGCTAGTGTAGGTGGTGGAGGAAGCGTTAAAACGTTTACTTCAACAAGCGCAAGTCCATTGATTAAAGCAAATAACAAAGATGTTGGAATTTACATTAATAGCGAATTTACAAACGACAGAATGTATTATAAAGACGAAGCAAGTGGAAATAATTCTAATTTATTAAACAATATTTTATTTTTTGAGTTAACAAGTGATATTGATACGGCACAAATAGGAGATAAAGTAGGTTATTATTATGCAGTAGGAACTAGGAGAAACACAGCAAGTCCTGACTTAATTGGTAATTTAATGCGTGGAGATATAGTTAAAAATGATCCACAATATACTTGGAATAGTGCATATTATGATTTTAGCAGTAATTCGTCTCGAGCTTATTGGTGGTTAACAAATAACGATCAATCATTTTACGGTACAAAAAAATTCGATGCAATTCCAGAATTAACAACTGCAAGAGTATATTCTAACAACAATCAATTAACGTCAAAAAAATATGTTGATGATAGCATTGCTGCAGCAGTAGGAAACATTAATGCAGTACTAGCAACGATGACAACTCCAGGCGGAGGTGAATAGAATGAACTATACAACAGCTGATTATTTAGAAAGCCTTCAAAATGATTTGGATACGATTGTCAATACACTACAATTAGATGAAGGCACAACTTTCTCTAATATAGCAACAATGACAACACAAGGCGAAATAAGTAAAGGTGGTGGTGCTGATATAAGCGAATATATTAACACCGAAATATCAAGTGGAACATCATCACTTCCAGGATGGAAAAATCTAATAAAAAAACTACCTGAAAACATGACGATAGCAAGTAATGGATGTTCGTATATGTTTGCAGGATACACAGGAACAACAATACCAAAATTAACAACAGCAGCAGGAGTTACAATAGGGAATTGTTCTTATATGTTTAATTCATGTAGAAGCGTTACGGAATTTGATTTGTCTACAATAGATTTAGGAAACGTAACGGACGTTACAAATATGTTTTATTATTGTAATAATGCAACAAAAATTGACATAAGAACGTTTGATAATGCCAATGTTACAAGTAGTCAAAATATGCTTAAATATATTCCAGATAATTGTTTAGTTATCGTAAAAAATGATATTGTTAAAACATGGGTAAAAAACAAATTTGCGTCTTTAAATAACGTAAAGACCGTAGACGAATATGAGGAGAGCTTATGAGTAAGGTAATGACAAGTAAACAATTTATAGAAAAATTAAAATGGCTAGTAAATGACGTTCCAAACGTGTATTATTCTGGCAAAAATTGGAGTAAATTAAATAGTGCAGGTAAATGGCAATTTGATTGTGTATTATCCGTTAAATGTATTTTATGGGGTTTTAAAGCAGACAAGAAACTAACACGCGGTGGCACAGTATATGCATCAAATGGCGTAAAAGATTTCACGTGTAATGGAGCGTTAGATTTATGCACCGATGTAAGCCAAAATTTCGAGCATTTAGTGCCAGGTGAATATTTATGCATGAAAGGTACAAAACACAATCATACGGGCATTTATTTAGGCAATGGCAAAGTATTCGAGGATACAACAGGCTGGGGCGTAAGAAAAGCAATGATAAGCGATATAAATAGTAAAGGAATCAGAAGCTACAAAGGTAAAACAAATTTAAAATGGACGTATCATGGCAAATTAAAATACATTGATTATACGGATGAGCCAATGCCAACAAATCAAGTAGCAATATTGCAAAGAAAATTAAATGAGCAATGGAATTGTGGATTAGCTGTAGATGGACATTTCGGATCATTAACAACGGCTGCTTGCAGTAAACACAATTTGAAAAAAGGAATAAAAGCTGAAATAATGGTTAAGTGGCTTCAAACAAGACTATTAGAATTGGGATATTCCGTTGGAAAATATGAAATAGATGGTCATTTTGGAAATGATACGTTAAAGGCAGTTAAATCATTTCAAAAAAATAAACATTTGGGTATCGATGGTATTGTAGGAAAAGCAACATATAAGGCATTAACCGAATGATAGAAAAAGAAATTTATAAAACAATAGCAGATGAAGAACCATATTGTATGCTATGTGGCAGCACAAACTATTTACAAATTCATCACATTAGATATGGCAGTTGTGGAAGGCATACATATTTTGGAAATATAATAAGGCTATGTTTAAAATGTCATCAAATGGTGCATTCCAATAAAAAGAAGTGGCAACCATTTTTAATAAAACTAGCTAATGAACATGAAAAAAAGATGAATAGAAAAGAGGTAGAAGATGGAACAAATAATAGTCGCCGTTATTAGTGGTTTATGTGTAGCAATTCCATCAATTATAGCAACCATATCAGCCAATAAGAAAAACAATGATCTAGTTTTGTATAGAATTAACGAATTAGATGAAAAAGTACACGCACATAACAACCTAATAGATAGGATGTATAAAGTTGAAGGGGAAGTTAAGGTTTTAAAGGAAAAAGTAGGGAGCACAAAATAGTGCTCCTTTTTTTGTTGCAAAAAAATAATTTATTTGGTATAATAAATTTGCCTTTCTAGGCAAAAAAATCTTTACATGAGCATAGAAATATGCTCTTTTTTTTTTGACTTTTTTTTATTATATGCTATAATACGCAACTTGATGGGGGTAAGTATGAAAGAACATTATTATTACGATATGCCAAAAGAAACATATGAATACATAATGAGGCAAGGTATATTAAAAGAAAGTAAAAAAGAAAAAACAATACTTGATCTATGCTTAAATGGTGAACCATTAAAAGAGATTATGTATAAGACAGGATATTCAAAAAGAACAATAAGCTATCGAAAAAAAGATATATACTTGCGAATACGTAAGTTTTTATAAGAAAACAAAATTGCGATAATTTGCGATAAATTGCAATTATTTGCCCTTTCTTTGCACGTGTATTTTACACAATTTGTGTATTATAACTACACGAGGTGGGGAAATGATTGAAAAGCTGCGAATAAAAGCATTATATGATGATTTTGTAAATAAGGTTAAATTAACAGATGAACAGAAGCGAATATTAAATATGATGATTAATAAAGACACAATAGTAAAAATGAGCCTAGAAATAGGTGTAAGTGAAAGAACCTTAAAATATGAGATCAAGAAAATCAAACAACTTTATAATAATTATTTACAAATGGAAATATCAAAGATGATTAGTTTAATAAACTAATCTTTTTTTTGCTCTTTTTTTGCATTTTCAAACTTATTATATATATTAATCTATACTTGAAAGGAGAGAAAAATTGTGTTTAAAACGCCAATTAAATTCTCCCTTTTTTTATTTAGGAGGCAATATGTATAATAATGCATATTTTAATCAACAAAGTTTAGCTGAAAGAATAGACGGACAAATCGCACAATTACAACAAATGAAAGATCAAATGAAAAATAATCAGCAACCAAGCATTAATCAAACGTTTCAATTAGCACCAACGCATCAAAGTAGTATGCGATATGCAAATTCTTATGATGAGGTAAATAAGGAAATAGTATATATGGATACACCATTCTTTAGTAAAGATATGTCGGTAGTATGGATAAAAAATAACAAAAATGAAATTAAAACTTATGAATTAAATGAAATACTACAAAAAGATGATAAAGACATAAAAATAGATTTTTTAATAGCACAAATTGAAGAGTTAAAGAAAGGAATGATGAAAAATGAATCCGATGCAACTATTAATGAACCAATTACAGACACAAATGAAAGCAAAGAATCCTCAAATGTTTCAAATGTTTCAAAATTTTCAAAAAAATCAAAATGATCCAAAAGAAATTATAAATAATATGATAGGCAATTATAAGCCCGAACAATTAAAACAATTTAGGCAATTTGCCAAGGGTTTTGGAATAACTGATGAACAATTAAGCAAATATGGTATTAATGCAAAATAGCATTGATATAAAAATTATAGAAAGGAGGATCTTATGAATAATGGTATTCAACCAACAGTGGAATTAGCAACCAACAATGGCAATGGTTTTTATCCTTATCCAATTTATCCAGCAATGGGGGGATTTGGTGGAGGATATGGCAATAATGGCTTTTTAGGTGGCGATGGCTGGATAATCTTATTGCTACTTTTAGCATTTAGTGGAAATTGGGGAAATGGCAATGGTGGTTTCTTTAATGGAAATAGTTTTGATAACGGATATGCATGGTTGTCTAATGGACAAAAAGAAATCATGCAAAATACCAACAATGGATTTGATACATTGCATTTAAGCAACCAACTTGAAGGCGTAAGAGATGGAATTTATGGATTATCTAATCAATTATGCAATTGTTGTGCTGACATGAGCCAAACTATTAATAATGGATTTTTTAATGCTGAAATAGCAGCAAGTAATCGTCAAATGGCTGACATGAATCAAAATTTTGCTTTAAGTCAACAATTATCAACAGCAAGTGCAGATAATAGACTAGGTATTGCAAATTTAGGTTCTGATATTGCAAGAGAAGCGTGTGCAACTAGAACAAGCGATACACAAAACACACAAACATTATTAAATGCAATAACAGGTGGTATTCAATCAATTAAGGATCAAATTTGCAATGATAAGATCGATGAAAAGAATGATACTATTTCACAATTAAGACAAGAGCTTTTATATGCAAGAGGTCAAGCAAGCCAAACAGCACAAAATGCATTCATTTCAAAAGGATTTGCTGATGAAGTAGACGCATTGTACAACAGATTAAGCAATTGCCCTGTGCCAAGTACGCCTGTATATGGACGTACGCCAATATTCACTTGTCCAAACAATAACGGATGTGGATGTGGAAACTTTTCAACAGGCTTAATTTAAGCATGAAGTAGAAAACTACTAGCTCGAATACGAGAACTTGCAATTTTATAGGATAGACAAGTTCTATCCTTATTTTTTTAGAAAGGAGAAAGAAATGATACAAACATTAATAAACGAACCATTAGTATTGTCAAGTAATTCAAGCCCTATAGTATTTGATGCAACAGATGTAAGAACGAGGTGTGCATATTGTTGCAATGGTGGATGGTTAGATTATCAAGATGGCAATCCAATATTTAAAATATTTGGAAATGGTTATACAGGATATTATGATATTAATTTTAGTGCTTCAGTAAGTAGTGCAACAGCTGGAGTAGTGGCAATAGGATTATATGAAGATGGTGTATTAATACCAGATACAGTAAGAGCAGTTACACTTGCAGCAGCAGATGACTATGAAACAATTTCATTTAACAAAAAATTAAGAGTATGTCCAAGAGGCACATCAAATATAACAGTAGCTAGTGTGCCAAGTGTAATAACACCAACTACACCAACAACGCCAATTACAACCGAAATACCTATTATTACAAATGCTACATTTAATATTAAAAGAGACAGCTAATGAATAACAATTTAGATATTAAGTCATTAATTTTGCAATTGTATAGTGTTATTTTGCTAATAAAAGACTTTAATAATGCAGATTTAATGCAAGAATTGTGCAACCAAGATGAACATTATCTAAAAAAAATAATAAAGCAAAACGATGAAATAATTAATCTTTTAAAGGAAGGAGGTAATTATGGAAGAAAAACTAATTGAAAAGACAACAGGCTCAATAAATCAAATATTAGAAGGTGATATATCACCAAACAATATAGAATACTTATATAAATTAAGTAAAATAAATCATATGGCAAAGGAGGATAAAAATATGTACGGAAATTATATGGGTAGGACACCAGGATACGATACATACGGAAGAGGCATGGAATACGGACGTGGAAATTATGGCGTGCAAGGACGTGATATAAGGTATCGTGGTGATGAATACCTAGATAGAATGTCAGGCGAATATGGACGTTATATGGAAAGCCGAAATCGTTATGGTGCAGGGCAAGAAACAGATAGATCATATCATTACATGATAAAGTCATTAGAGGATTTTATTCGTGTATTATATGAGGAAGCAGATAATGAACAACAAAAGCAGCAATTACGTGAAACTTTACAAAGAAGCATGATGTAGAATGTACCAATTTTATAATGCCAATGCAGTAAACAAATTCGAGGATGATTGTGTTATAAGAGCAATAAGTTGTGCAACAGGTAAATCATGGGATTACGTTTATGATTATTTAAGCGATTTGGCACAATATGAGGGCACATTGCTTGATAAAAGGGAGTTTGTGATAAAATACCTTGATAAAACATTTCATCGTTTATACGGCATTTATGGCACAATAGGGGAGGTATCAGCAATGTTTCCTGATGCAACACTAATAATAAGCACACCAGGGCATTTGACGTGTTCAAAGCAAAAAGTATTGTATGATACATTTGATCCAAGAAATAGAGAAGTAGAATATGTATGGTTAGTTAAATAAAGTTGACAATATAAAATAATTGTGTATAATATTGGCATTTAAAAAGGGGGAGGTGAAACAAATGAATTATTTAATAACATACCAAAAAAGTGATGGAAGCATTTTATTAAGAAAAAGAAGGACGTTGTATGAACTAGAAATAGGCAAAGAAACATCAATGGGATGGAAAGTATTAAATATTCATTATGAATATGAAGGCAATTATTATACACGTGAAGCTTATATGAGAAAAATACATGAAAGACAACGTAATTCAAAAATAACAATTAGAAAAATATTAGCAAAAAGAATTAATGCTTTTTTACGTAAATGCTTGAATAAAAATGAACAATATTTAAGCGAAATGTAAAGTAAAAGAAAAAATGTCAAATTTAATTAATTTGATATTGACATAAAACGGGGTTAAATGGTATATTCGTTTTGTAGGGTAGTTGGAAAACAATTTAACTTCGGTAAATGTCTATGTTATAGAACTTAACATAATATATATTAAAATGAAATTAACCGAAGTTATAAAATACTTCGGTTTTTTGCTATCCCACAGAAAGGAGAAACAATGCGAAAAAGATTAAAAAGGTGGGTTAAGGTTGTTATTACATTAATAGTTATACACATAAGTTTCTTTATATGGAGACAAACAGGAGTATTGGGAGAGTTGGCAAAAGAGAGCAGCATTCATTTGATTTTATGTATAGCAAGTTGGATATATTTAACAATAGGACAAGCAATGATATATAGTGCATTATGGGAAAACAAATAAGGGGTTTACAACAAAGGAGAAATATGAATGATGGATATATAAGACTATTTAGAAAGTTTGTTGAATGGGAATGGTATTCCAATGTTAATGACAGGTTAGTATTCATTCATTGCTTATTAAGTGCTAATTGGAAAGATGGTTATTTTGAAGGCGAAAAGATACCTAGAGGCAGTTTTGTTACAAGTTATCAAAAGTTAGCAAAAGAGATAGGTATATCAGTGCAAAATGTAAGAACTTCAATTAATCACTTAAAATCAACAAGCAACTTAACAAGCAAGAAAACTAATAAATATTCAATAATAACAATAAATA